CGTCCGCAAAGTAATACTCTCTCGTAGCCAACTCCACCAACTCAGGATTGAAAACAGCCTCTCCAACATTTCCAAACTCGTTGGCGTGGTAACGCCGAAACAGATAAGACGGCATCATTTTGCGACGCTCATCAAGGAAGTTAGGCGAAATATGTTGAGCCTGTTGGTAAACCTCAATGCCGTAGTAGATGAACTTGACGCCGAGTTCGTTGGCGTCTTTGTAGAGGCGGTAAAGCAAGTTATCTTCATCTGATGCCGTAGAAGTCACAAAAATCTTGCTGCCTTCGTTTTCGGTTTGCGAAATCGCCACCTGAACCACTTCCTCATCTTCAATGAGAGCCAACTCATCAATCAGCAACAAGTTGATTGGCTTACCTGCGATGGCAGAAACGACACATGGAACGGTTTCAATGATGCTGCCTCTGTAGGTTTCCAACCGCAACTGGCTTTTATGCCTGAAGGTTTCGCCAAAGATGTCGTCATTCCACTTAACGATTTTGCGGATGTATTCAAAAACGACGGTTTGAGCGTTCTCTCGTGAAGTGGAGAGAATTACCACTCGGTAGTCATCGTTGGTGGTTGCATAATACAACGCCACGACAGCCGACAGAAGCGACTTACCGCATCGCTTCGGCAGGCAGGCGACGGTAAACCTGTGGTTGTAAACGGCGTCAAGGATTTCCTTTTGGTAAGGATAGAGGCTGATTGGCTTGAGTTCGTTGGATTTGCTGCGGATTTTGAGGCGTTCGGCGTAGTAAATCAAGGAGTTAAACATGGCAGCCACGCTCCTTTCACTCTCGTGGAGCGTCGCTACCTGATTTGCCTTTTTCAATCAACGCATCTTTCACCTTAATCAGCCACTTGGTAGGCGATGGACACAATAAGGCAATGGCGGCGACGGCAACCGTCAACGCCACGCCGTCAATGCCTTTCTGTAAGGCTTGCCACTCCAACACCGCTATAACTGCAATTCCAACAAGTGACAACGAAATTTCCAAAACATCCTTTCGCTTCACCAACACCACCATCAGCATTTAATGACAAGAGTGGAAGGCTACCAATTGCCTTTGGTGGTTGACATGAAAATCCTTGACTGGCTTCGCTTGAAGGTTCGCCAATGGTTGTTTCCAACGCCGCTCGTTGAGGCGTTGAGCGACAGTGAGGTAGTCACGCCGAACGAGGAAATCTTGCTAAATCCGATGGTTCGCTCTGCCATCAGCCGAATTTGCCAGTCAGCAAGTTCCGTTCCGTTGGAAGTTTACGAAGGTAACAATCCAGTCAGTGACTTACATCCTGCGGCGTTCCTGCGTGAGCGGTTCAACTCCAACATGACTACCGAGACTGCCGTCGCCACCATCATTTCAGACTTAATCCTTTATGGCAACTCCTTCTGGAAAATCAACACTCTTGGCAAGCGTGTTATCGGCTTAGACTACCTGTCGCCAAAAGCCGTTTTTAAGTCTCAAAAGGAAGGTTACCTTTCTGTCGCTTACGAGTTAGGAATTGTTGAGGTTTCACAAAATGAGGTTGTGTGGTTCAAGATAGTCAATCCTGCAGAGCCGACAGGCTTCGGTTTACCGCTTGCCAACAGCATCCTGTTATCAATCCGTCTCTTAAACGAAATTGACAAGATGTTGCTTGAATACTTCCGCAACGGAGCGTTACCTCTGGCGGTTCTGTTTGCGTCCTCTGGCATTCCAGAGGAAAGGCAGCAAGCCATCTTGGAACGCATCCGTTCTCGTGTCGGTAGTGGCAAGCGATACAACTGGCTCATCCTCTCTGATGATTTCAAGATTGAAACCATCAACACTCAAGGAATGTCGCCAACGCAATTCGTGGAGTTGCGGCGTGTCTTGAGAGAGGAAATCCTGTCCTGTTTGAATGTTCCGCCTGCCATCGTTGGCATCTTTGAGTATGCCAACTACGCCAACAGCCGAGAACAAACCAAGATTTTCTGGCGTGAAACGGTAATTCCTTACCTTCGGTTGATTGAGGAGACGCTGACAGAACAGTTCCTGCAGCGGATGTTTGGTAGTAATGTTTGGTGTGGCTTTCAAATCCAACATGTTGATGCCGTCAAAGAAAGCCTTGCAGACGCCAGTGACGCCATCGTGAGGTTGGTTCAAAACGGCATCCTTACCATCAACGAGGCTCGTGAGTTGCTTGGATTTGATGAGCCGCTGCCTTGGGGCAACACTTGGTTCGGTAACATCTCTACCGTTCCTATTGCTGAAAAGCCAGAGGAAGGTGAGCCAGAAGATGCAGAAGGTTATTAAGCCGACTTTCTATGTGCCACGCTTCCTGTCGCAAAAGGAACGCATCCTGTGGCGTCGGTTTTTGCGTTACCAAGCCAGAGGTGAAATGGCTGTCAAGGCTGCCGTCAAGCGTTACGCCAAAGGCTTGAGCCGCCGCCTCAAAAACATCATTGCCTCTCTTTACGGCAGGCGTTCGCTTGCGGATTTAGCCTTTCCAATTGATGCCGAAACCGAGCGGCTCTTTGCTGAAATTGAACCTGTGTTGACCGAAATCTTAGAAGACGCTCCAAGTTACTTTGGTGTTGAGGTAGATGAAACGCTTTACGAGCCTCGTGTCAAAGCGGCTTTACGAACCTTCCGCAACCGCATGCGTTGGATATCAGAAACTACCTACGAGAGGTTGAAAAAGAAACTTGGAGAGGTTCTGGCGGCAGGTGGCGGTTGGAAGGAAATGATTGACGCCGTTGAGAGTGTGGTTGGCGAACTGGAGACTTGGAGAGCCGAACGCATCGCCAGAACGGAAGCGACTGGAGCGTCAAATCTGGCGTTTCACGAAATCCTTCGCATTGAAGGTTTTCGCTACAAACAGTGGCTGTCGGCAGAAGATGAGAGAGTTAGGCAAACGCATCAAGAGGCTCATGGACAGGTGGTGGAAATCCATCAGCCGTTTATTGTAGGCGGTTATCGCATCATGTATCCTGCCGAACCTACCGCTCCACCGCATGAGGTAATCAACTGCCGTTGCACGGTAGTGCCTTACGCCGACTGACTTTCAAACCACTCGTTTACGATAGCCTTCAGTTTTTTGATGCGGTTGTGCCAACCTCTGAAAAACACCTTTTGAGACGGATTGCGTTCCACGATGGCTTTGTAGTAGTTGAACCGCTCCGTCAGGTAGGCGTAACACAAACCTTTCAGTTTGTTTGGCTCTTTAGCCAGTCGCCACAAAGTCGCAATCACGCTTTCACGAACCACATCATCACGCCAGTCGGAAACCAAACCGAGCCGAGCCATTGCTCTACGCAGCAACCGAGCCGAGGTGGCGACGCCGCAGTTGACAGCAGTGTCAAAAACCACCAAATCTAACGGTGGCGGCATCTTTTCGGCTTTGGAAGGCGTCCAGTAATAGCGGTAGTAAATCTCTCTCACTTCAGCCATCGTGATTTTGGCGACATCCTGTAGAGGTTTACCTATCGCCTTTCGGTAGGTGTTGTAAACCGCCTGCGTGATGCCGAAGTTGGTTTTGCCGCCTCTATCAAGAGGATGGTCACTCAAGCCACCTTCAAACTTCAAAACCACTTCAAGGCAGGCTTCAAACCTCTGGAGCGACATAAGGCAACACCGTTAGCAATTGCTTTTGGTGATGGTTATGGAGCGTCGCTATTTTCTGGCTGACATCACTGAAGTGAAGCAACTTGAAGGCGGCAAAAAGGTTTACACTGGCGTCGCCACCAAACGCATCGTGGACAGAGTTGGAACGATTGTTGAGCCACGAGGCATTGTAAACCTTGATGAGTATCGGCGAAATCCTGTTTTGTTGTGGCAGCATGATGTTGATAAGCCTATCGGCAGGATTACCGACATCCGCATCACAGATGACGCCATTGAAGTTGACTTCGTTTTTGCTTCAACTCAACTGGCAAACGAAATCCAACAACTCGTAGATGAGAAGGTTTTGAACTCTCTCTCCATCGGCTTTGTTCCTGTCAAAGACGAGATTGAAAACGGTTTCCGTGTTTTCAAGCAATGGTTGTGGCTTGAAACTTCCATCGTTACCTTACCTGCCAATCCTGAAGCCGTCATTACCATCAGAGGCATCGTTCCAGATGATGATGCGGAGTTTCCTGTCTATGAAGACTTGGAGCGTGAGTGGAGTGCCGACGAAAGTGAGGTTAGGTGGCGAAAGTATGTTGGCGTGGAAACCAACGATGATTTGCAGGATAAAGAGAAACAACGCCGTTACGCCAAACGGTTTTTCTGGATGGATGATGAAAAACCTGAAAACTTCGGCAGTTACAAGTTGCCACATGTGGATGTAATCAACGGTAAGCCTTACGCCATCTGGCGTGGCGTTGTGGCTGCGATGGCGGCTTTGCTTGGAGCGAGAGGCGGCGTTGACATTCCTGAAGCCGATAAAGAGAAGGTTTACAAAGCCATCGCCAAATACTACCGCAAAGTTGGTAAAGAGCCACCTGAATTCCATCGCAACTACACGCCAGAGGAGTTGGAGTTGATTGCGGAAGGTTACAATCCAGATGAGGTTTACGGCTTGCTTCAAAGGCTTGAAGTTGCCACGAGGCGGCTCAGGCGGTAGTAGGCGTGCCAAATTCGCTAATTGCAAGTGGTGATGCATGATGGAGCGACTGAACGAACTCGTTCAAAAGATTGAGGCGAACCTTGAAGTTATCAAGGCGTTGGAAGAGCATGTCGCCAACATTGAGGAAGTTTTGAGCAAAGGCGTCAAGTCTAACATCGTTGTGCCTGTTGAAGGTGACACGCCTCAGGAGAGGTTTGAGAAGTTTCTCACTACCGAATGGCGATAGCATGAGTTTGAGGCGTGGCAAGACTTGTGCGACGCTTACACGCTGTTTGCTACCATCAGGCGACATCGTGGCTTGCCTCTGGAAGGTTGGCTGAAGCGACGGTTTGACATGATTGTTAGGCAAGTCACTGGAGCGGATTTACCGAACTACATTCCTGTCGGCTTCTCTGCAAGGCTCATTCAGGTGGTTCGGTTGCAGCCGTCTGTTTTCAACGCCATTCCGTCTGTTGACTTGCCTACCGAAACCTTCAAGCCGCCACTTGCGCCGACTGGCTTCCAGTTTGACTATGTGCCTGCTGGCGGTTCAGTTCCGATGTCTAATCCTGCTGCCAGCGAACTGACGCTCCACGCCAAAAAGATTGCCGCTGGCGTTACCGTTTCTGACGAGGTGACTGAGGACGCCATCGTGGCAATCCTGCCGACCTTCCAGTCGGAGTTGGCATTTGCGGCTGCCGAGGCTCTTGATAACGCTACCGTTAACGGTGATACTTCCGCTCCGAGCGGTGTGGTTCGTGTCTTTGACGGTTTGCTGAAAAAGGCGACTTCTCGTGACATCTCCACTTTCACGGCTCAGGAAATCCAGAACGCTGCTGCTGCTCTCGGTAAGTATGGCGTCAATCCTGCCGATGTCGTGGTTGTGGTTTCGCCAACGGTTTACGCTCAAATGGTTGCTTGGCAGGAGGTCTCCACTGTTGACAAGTATGGTAGCCAAGCAACCATTTTGACTGGAGAGGTTGGCAAGATTTACGGTAAGGCGATTTTGGTGTCGGCTCATGTGCCTGACGGCGTCCACGCCATCGTTTTCAACAGGCGGATGTGGCTTGCTGGCATCAGGCGGATGCTTAGGATTGAGGCTCAGCGTGACATTACCAAGTTGAGCGACATCCTTGTGGCTTCCATGCGTGTGGCGTTGACCGATTTACCTGCCGATGCTGGCTTGAACCACACCGTCAAGTTAGTGTAAGCGTGAAGTAGAAGTAACGGTAGAGTAGAAGTAGGCGGACGGCGTCTCTCTTGACAGGTTGGCAGATGGTTGGCGTCAAGAGAGATGCCGTCCTTTCGTTTTTGGCTCTCAGCAAATGCCTGTGGAGAGGCGATGTCGGCATGTCGTTGAAGGATTTACTCAAGCAACTCAAAGACAGCATGAAGTGGCGAAGGCTGAAAAAGGCAGCCGACAGGATTGCCAAAGACGCCGTCAAAATCAAACTGGCTGAACTGTTGGCAACATCAACGGCGATGTCTATCGCTTTGGCAGGCATCACGCTGCCTGTAGTCAGGCGTCTCGTAAAATTTGATGATTACAGCCTCTACGCCTACATTACCGTTCGCAATGACACCTACGAACCTGATTTCGGCATCGTTATCTTGAAGTTGCATCCAACCATTCGTGGCAAAAAGTTACGAGTTTTGGTTATTGTGGTTTCGCCAGATGTAGAAGAGATGTTGCCAGAACTTTTGCCTGAAGGCGTCCAAATCCTTTAAAACGAGGTGATAACGGATGCGTGATGAGACTTTTGAGGCGGTTCGCTATGCGGCGTTGCAACGCTATCCTGAGTTACACGAAATCAGTGAGGCGGATTTGCGTGATTACGCCGAGTTGGCGTTGCATTCACTTCAAATCCTCTGTGCTCGGTTGTTTGAACTCAACACTTACACAGAAACCGTCAAAGTTGAAAGCGGTTGCTGTTTCCTTCATGCCGTGCCAATCGTAGAAATCCAGTCGGCAGTAGATGCCGAAGGTAATCTTGTGGAGTGGTTTGGCGTGGTTAAAGATTTAGGCATCGTGGAAGTGTCTCCTGTGTTGGATGGTAAGTATGTCACTTTCACTTACCGAGGCGGTTTTGAGACTTTACCTCGGTTGGTGATAACGGCTGCCGCCGACTTGTTGGCGTTGCTTTACCGTGACAGAGGTGTTACCGTCCAGTTGCCAGACATTCGTGTCATGGAAAACGAGTTGCCACAAAGTGTTCAGTTGGCTATTAAGACTTTCAGGCTTGCATTGTGAGGTGATTTAATTGCTGCCGAAAGTTATTACGCTTGAAGTATGGCGAAACCAAGTGATGGTTGACGGTAGCGTGGTTCGTG